TACATTTGTTATCAATTTTATGAATTTGAAGATACATTACAAAAAATAAAGTTCCCATATAGTATACACCCAACAATGATAGATACAATTGAATTAGCCGACTTTCTGAAACTATTTTCTAGTGGCAATGACAAACAAACATATACCCAATTTATAAAGAATGCAGTTGTAAGAGTGGGTCGAAACGAACGAAAATTAAAGGAATATATGGATACGAAACAGATTGCAAGTCAAGACATCAAAACGTTATTTGGTCATATAAAACGCCGAAATGAGTATTTAACCCGCTTTTATAATATGTCACTTCGAGTTAAGCCTACTCATTATGCTATCGACAATGTATTGCCACCGATGAAGAACAAAGAAATGAACAATAACGAGCAACCACTGTATAAGAACTTCATTCGCAATATCCATATGTTAGATATATTACAGAATACAAAGTCAGGTATCGAGAACATCCCAACCTATATGGATGTATTAAAAGACCTATATTTAAGAAATATCATTGATTACAAAATTTTAACCCCAAGTTCTCTCTTTTATATGAATGAAGGTCGATTGGGTAGTGTGTTCTCGTCATATTATTTTAGAGCCTCTATTATGAACCCTTATTTAGTATATTCTTTGAATAAATCGGTATTAAAGGGAACTCGAATATTCACTCCAACACTAGGATGGTCATCCTATTGTTATGGATTTTTAGAATGTCCCGAAGTAGTTGAGTATGTAGGAACCGACGTTATCCCAAATGTATGCACAACCACAGCACGTTTCGCAAAAGATCATTCCCCTAAGAAGAAGATCGAGATCTATTGTAAACCATCAGAACAATTGTTTAAAACAAAGTCTTTCTTAAAAAAATATGAGAACCACTTCGACGTAGTGTTTTTTAGTCCACCTTATTTTAAACTAGAAATATATGACGGAGAGAAACAAAGTACATCATTATATGCAAACTACGAAGATTGGTTACAAAAATACTGGGACGCCACAATACAACTATGCAAACATGTATTACAACCAGGAGGAAGATTGTGTTATATCGTTTCCGGATATGGGTCAGATACATCGTCCGACAATTACGATTTAGTAGAAGATATGAATAAGATAACAAAAAAGTATTTCATTTTCAAAAATAAACAACCTATGTATAATAAAAACGTCCATGTTACAAAGCATAAAGAAACGTGTGAGCAAATCATGCTATTTACAAAGAAGTAAATATCTAATATCAATATATACCGAAATGGATAGATATATATTGATTGCTTTATTAATATCACTTATATGGGGAACATCGCCTCTTATACATAAGCATCTGTTAAGGAAGTACAATGAGATTACAATTATCGTTATTTCAGGTTTTATTTATTTTACCTGTCTATTAATGCTCTGTGTAGCTTATTACGACACCATAAAACTCGACTGCTTAAATATGAACAAATACGACATTTTTTGGTTCGCAGCTATTGCATTCTTCGCATTTTTCATAGCAAATCTATTACAAACAAACATACTAAAAGATAATAGTAGCTATGTTGTAACTACATTGATCTATTCATGTCCAATATTTACACTGTTATTGGGTTATATGTTATTTAATGTAAATATTGACATGTACGGGTTGACAGGTATTATATTAATCATGGCCGGCATATTGTTTGTGGCAGCCAATAATCGTTGTAATAAAACGCCTGAAATAATCGATTTTGATAACTTAGGTTTGTGGAAAAAAATAGGTCAGAATAAGTAAGTTATTCCAAGCTTGCTAGTATTTCTTCTGGATAATCCATGTCTTTTAATACCCTGATGCCACCTTTAATTTTTGATATGCCTTTTTTCATTTTATATTTATAATTGAAACTACTGTCAGGTAGTACATCAACCAACATTTTATAATTACATACTGAGGATGAATTCTTAAAATGTTTACAAATCTTTAAGTAATGGGTGGTCAACATATAGCGTACATTCTTGTACTTGGATAAATATGATAGGAATGCCTTGCCCGCCTGCGAAGCTTCTTCTGGGTTCGTACCGGAATACAACTCGTCAAATATACAGAAATGTCTATATTGATTTGTATCATTGTTCTCATTGATAATATCAATAATTTCCTTACATCTGCGAGACTCTGCCTGAAATAAACTATCACGTTCTGAAGTATCGGGTATATTCAAATAGGAATGTATATGTGTATATGGATTAATATCCGCAGAACCATAAAATCCACACCCAACCTGTTGAGAAAAGATAATATTTATAGTCGTGGTTTTTAACATGGTGGTTTTTCCAGCTTTGTTAGGCGCAGAGATAATGATATTATTCTTCATTGAACAATCATTTTTTATACTGGTTTCGTTCATAAGAGGAGGATAATATTGCTGTTTGAAATCACACTCTTTCTTCGCATCGAACGTAGCAAACGATACATTGCCCGCTGATATGTTATTGTATACACCGGTAAGGTTATTTATGTAACCTTCGAAACCCATTGAAAAACGGATACATTCTTCATAGTCTGGGTTCTCATATAGTTGGTAAAAATGTTTCAGTAATTCTCCATTGTTTAATAATGATTTGGTTGAGTTTGTAAATGGAGTGATATGAATAAGATCGGTGTGCAATTGTTTAAGCCGTCCATGTTGTATGCGAATATCATGACAGAATTCGTTATATGTATGACAATTCTCAGAAATAGCAAGAAAGTTCTCCATACTGTCAATAGAATGTTCTACAAATGATCGTGTGTCGATTATAATATTAGTAATCTTGTTCATGTTTCGATAGTAGCGTATACATGAGTTGGCATTCTGGTATATTTGTAGTCCGTAGAGGCCAAGGGTAATCATAAAATAGATAATTTTGTCCCAACTAAATGATTGCATATTTAAGAGAGTTTTGCCTATAAAATGGTGTTTCGCAATGTTTTTCAGAACCTCTATGTAAGAACTAAACGAAACAGGTACTCCTTGTATTTTTAATAAGATAAATGGGAATATAATGAATATAACTGGTAACAATAGGCTCATTAATGGCGACATAATGTTCATTACTGATAGCAATTGCAAAAAACGAGGTGATCTGTTAAATTGTTTCAACATATCCCATTCTAAATACCCATAACGTTCAGTGAAGGATGCATCTTGTTTAATACAATCCCATACTTCAAAAATACGTTCACAATTCACCGGAGAAGTGGATTTTCTAGTTTCATTGAATTTGTTCATGTTTTTGATAATACATTGAGTATCATTCAGATAGGTTGTGTTGGTAGTATACGATTTGTTCCAATTGGGGATTAATAGTTTTCCGAAAATATGTGTGGGTTGAAACATGTAATCATACATACATTGACGTTCATCCATAGGAGACTGTGATACTAACTCTAAATCGGACGATACAACTTCTGAAAGACTAAATGTATTAGAGGGGTCTAAATATTCAATCGGTAGTTTAAATTGTTGTATTTGATTACATTGAAACATAGTAGGATTTGGAGGAATGGGAGAACTTGACAGATCTGAATTCGCCATATTCTCTTTGCCAGCATGAATAGACAATTTGAACTTTTGAAATAATTCCATATTGTAATATGGAATTACTAGAAATGCATAGACTAAACGAATAATCTTACTTCGTATTGCATTAGGCATGTAATTCACTAATATCAACTCGATAGTGACGTTCGATATTTTTAATTTGATTAATGTCTCGTTTTGTAATAAAGTTGACAGCAAGACCCTTTCGCCCCCAACGCCCGCTCCTCCCAATCCGATGCAGATAAGTATGTACGTTGTTAGGAATATCAAAATTAATAACCGTACTCACTTGTTGTATATCAATGCCACGTGCAGTAACATCTGATGATATTAATACGCGGCTCCCACCACTTCTAAATGTTTTAAACACGGCTTCTCTTTCCACTTTCTCCATAGAACTATGAATAGCACAGACCGAGAACCCATCATTCGTCATAGCAGCATACAGATCGTTCACTCTGCGAACACTATTGCAATAGATAATACATTGATTAATGCTTATCATTTCAAAAATGGTCTTCAACATCTCAAACTTTTCTTGGTCACCATATAATGCAACATACTTTTGTTCAATGCATTCCAATGTCAAGTTCTCTTTCTTCACGATTATTTTGACAGGGTCTCTCATGAATTTTTCAGTCAGTTGCAATACTTCATCGGGAAGAGTGGCACTGAAAATGGCAACTTGGACATTCTCATTGAAATATTGGAAAATGTCATAGATGTTGTGTTTGAATTCGCCCGACAACATTACATCTGCTTCGTCGAGGATAAACAAACGGACCGTACTTACATTAATGCGTTTACGAAGTATCATATCCGATATGCGACCGGAACAGCCCACAATAATATGAGGGGTATGTTTACGTATACTGGACACATCATTTTTTACAGATGAACCACCCACTAGTGATTTTACATAGAGACCGTCTATTTTGTTTCCAATATTAGTGAGAACCGAATATATCTGATTAGATAGTTCGCGTGTAGGTGCAATAATAAGGACTTGTGTTTCATCCAATGTAGTATCGACCTTCTCTAATGCACTAACTGAAAATGTACCAGTCTTACCACTACCGGATTGAGCTTGTGCAATCACATCGCGTGACTTAATAATAGGGTATATCGCCTTTTTTTGTATTTCACTCGGATTTTCAAATCCATAAGCATATATTCCTCGTAAAAGGTTCGGTTTTAAATTTAAATCATCCCATGAATTTATTGTAGTTTCATTTTCCATAGTAATGTATTTACCATATACACTATTAAAGTTTCTATATTCGTTTACAAAGTAATTACATGTGCAACCGATATAAAAAATATCAGGTATGATATATTAGCTACGATACTTGAAATGACCCTATATAATATAGACGAATACAATCAAATTGCATTCAATGGAATGACCTATGTATTGCCAGATGCAGTCACAGACACAATTACTCTGCTCGGTACAAAATTAGGTATCGTAACAACCAATGATACATTCGCCGATCAAAACAAGAATGGTAAACATAATCGGGCATACAACTCTCGTAGAGAACGTACAAATAATACTTGGGATAAATCCAAGCCTTCCAAGCCATTTAAGACAACCACAATGGTAAAAAAGGAAGGCATCGATAAATTATATACCGATATTAAGGGATGTTTAAATAAACTATCTGTAAAGAATTACGACACTATCAAGACGAGTTTGTTCGAATATATTGAAGAGATTTTTAACTTCCCAGAAGGTGATGAAGATAGCAAAATTGCAAAAATAGCCTCTTTGGTATTTGATATATCATGTATCAACAAAACGTTTTCAGAATTATATGCAAAGCTATATAACGAGTTGGTTGTTGATTATCCATTGTTAAAAAACAATATACAGGTGTTAAAAACGAACTACATTAATGGTCTAGATAGCATTCAATATGTCGATCCAGATGTTGATTATAGTAAATACTGCGATGTTACAAAAGAGAATGATAAACGAAAGTCGCTGACGTTATTTCTGGTCAATCTATTTATCAATGGCTTGATTAGCAAACCGGAAATATTCGATATATTAAAGACTATACAGACGAAGATCATAACAATGACGGATATGGAGGACAAATCGGTTTATATTGAGGAATTGATTGAAGTATTATTCGTATGCGTAAAGTCATCTTATACGCATTTACAAGACCAGGAAGAATGGTGTGATATAAATACACATATTCAAGAGTATAGTTCATATAAGGCCAAAGATCATGCTAGCATTTCCAGTCGAGTTATATTCAAATACATGGATATGAAAGAATTGTTAGCCAAGTAATAGGATTGAGGCAACAATATATGTCATACAAATGATTTAAATGCATATAACCATGAGTTAGTAAATGAGCCGCAATATACTCAAACGACTAGGGATAGATAGTGGGTTGGGTGATAGGTTAGGATGCTATTTGATGTTTAGCATGATTGGCTATATAAATAATTTTGATGTATACACTACTTGGATATATGATAATAACTGGGGGAGACAGTATCCGTCGAATATATTTGATTATATACACTTTCCTGAAAATATAAAATTTATTTCGAATGACGAGTTTGTTAAGTTAGATTGTCAAGAATTGAAATATAGATGGGTGTATCATGGTTTTGATTATATACCCGAAACTATTTACAGGTCCTTGTCAGAAGATGGTCAAATACAATGTTCATATGATGAGATGTTATCTTATTATCGACGAGCATGTAGGGAATTATATTATAAACCAAAATTACCAGATGCAATAAAAGTTAGACCAAGCATTATACATTTACGGAGAGGAGATAAGGGCAGTAATAATCACCATAAACAACGACTTGTAAAATTGTTAACGGATGATAAAATAAAAACCATTTGTAAAAATTATGTAGTAACGTCTGACGAAAATATTCACATTGACGGTTATGACATTAGTGATATAATTATAAAGCCGGACTTTTCTAATGATATAAAGATCCGCACGTTAGAAGAGTTTTTCTTTTATTCCCACTGTAAAGTCATTATTCAAAGTGTTGTAGAATTAGGGAATTATGGCGGTTGGACTGGATTTTCATATGTGCCATTTCAGTTAGGCATGGCATTGTATCCAGACAGTCCTCCTATATTGATAAGTCTTTCGCATGATAATGAGCAAACTAGATTTACGTGTGCTAGATTTTATGCCAAACGTAATTTAACCAATGTTATAATGTATAATCAACTAGTAAGTTCATAGTATCGAAGATATTTACTGAAAAAATAAAATAGAAATGTAATGTATAAATATTATAGATTACATTGAATGGTGAAATCAGAAATTCGTCCAGATAAAATCAATTACAATGAAGGAAAGGTCGTTGACGATGAAGATATTGGACACGCTTCTTCATTATATGAAGTAGAACTGTTCGGTATACCTATACAAATCGGTATTGGCAAAGAGAAATATACCTATTCTGCCCACGATGTTGTTTATTACTCTATATACTTAATCATTCAAGACGAGATCAAATCTAGAATAGGTGTAGTTGAATATGACAGTCATAATGTTATAGATAATTTGGATGAAGATGGAGATTTAAAATTAGAAAATGGAAACATTATCTATTTTGTAGGAGAAGATTATTTGCGAGATGTAGTCAAGAGATCGGAAAAAAACGACCCAATGGAAAGTGATGAAGATGAAGACGAGGATGAGGACGATGAGGATCTAGAAGTGCAACCTCTTGTTATAAATGACGACGTAGTACTGTTGGATAATGATCCAGATGTAACCGTATTAGAAGACGAAGATGTCACCGCAGTGATGCGTTTAAATATACCATCTGATAAGAAAACAAATCAAATAGAAGATACAGAACCAGTCTTAGAAGATGGTGTGTTTGAAGAAGTGTCCGGGGTTGAAGTTCCAGACACACTGCCAGAAGAGACCAAAGAAATGTCAGAACAGGCAAAATCAACATATAAACCCTCCTCAAATCAATTTTGGGTATCAAAATTTATGAAAAACGAGAACTACGATATTATAGATAACGAAGGAAGAGGAGATTGTTTTTTCGCTGTTATTCGAGACGCATTTGAACAACTTGGTAAAAAAACGACAGTTGCAAAATTACGCGCTATCGTATCAGATGAAGTTACAGAGGAGTTATTTCAGGAGTATCGTACATTATACAATTCTTTCTATGGCGAATATCAACAGATTGAAAGCCAATTAAAGGTATTGAAGAAAACCGGCAAATTATTAAAGGAGCGTAGTGAAAAAACGTTAGGAAAGGATGAGAATAAGCAGATATTAGATGAAGCAACTGCTGTGGTAGAAAGATATAATAACCTCGTTGCAGATAAAAAAGATGCCAAACAGTTATTGAATGAATTTGACTATATGAAAAATATAGATACGATAGATGCGTTTAAGACATACATTAAATCAAATGATTATTGGGCTGATACATGGGCGATCTCAACAATAGAGCGTGTTTTAAATGTAAAGGTTGTAATATTGTCTAAGATGGCATATAAATCAGGAGACTTGGATGCAGTATTGCAGTGTGGTCAATTGAATGATACGGATTTAGAAAGACAAGGTAATTTCAAACCCGATTATTACATTATGACATCGTATACAGGTTCTCATTATACTTTGATTACTTACAAGGATAAACGTATATTCAAGTTCTCCGAAGTACCTTATGATATTAAAGCGTTGGTCATAAATAAATGCATGGAGCGTAATTCCGGACCCTATTATTTGATACAAGATCTGCGTAATTTCAAATTAAAATTGGGATTGAATGCAAATGAAGGAGAACCACAAGACAATGAAGATGACTATGTTCATTCAGACCTGTATGATAATAACGTTACGTTTATGTTTCATTCACTATCAAATTCGGCACCAAAGGCAGGAAAAGGCTCAGGGGAAAACTTATCCGATATCAAAGCATTTGAATATAATAAATTAAATAAAATACCGGATTGGCGCAAGAAATTAGATGATGCTTGGATCTCACCCTTTACTGTGGATGATCATAGATGGAACTCCGTGGAACATTATTACTTAGGTTCTCAATTTAAGAAGGGATTTCCAGATTTTTATCATAAGTTCTCGTTGGATAGCAATAGTGAGATATCGAAAGATATTGGATTGGCTCGGATTGCGGGTAGTAAGTCGGGCAAAACGAAGACGAATGTGTTACGTGAAAAACAGGTTACAATAGACCCCGATTTTTATGAGATAGGCGTTGATCCACGAAGTAAAACGGAGCGTATCACTGCCATCGTTGCGAAGTTTAATCAAAACCTAGATTTAAAGCAGACGCTGTTAAATACACATCGGGCGAAATTAATTCATTTTGTTCGCGGTAGAGAACCAGTTGTCGACATTGATCTCATGAAATTGAGACGAGAGCTTACGTCTCTCTAAAAAATTGAAAGTTTTTTTTAGATACAATGTAACTCATCCAAGTAATTATACTTACCCCCCATCATAATGTCTTCTTTCAACAACAACAACATGCAGCAATCTCAGGACTTCTCTGTTCAACAACAGCAAAAGGCAGTCCTGCATTTTAATTCCGCAACTACTGTTCGCTCAGATGAACCATTTCCTCATTCCCCCGTAAGTTTGCAAATCGTCGCTCTTCCGATTGAATATTCTAGTCAGGAAACTGTTACCGATCTTCTGACGAACGTGCTCGGGTTAGGTGAGCCTGCTAATATTCGAATTATTGAAAAGAAAAACTACAATCAGGCATTGAAGACAACTGTGGTAACAAATACCGCACTTATTGATTTTAATACATGGCATAATACAGATGCCACCAGAGAATTATATGATATTCTCCAAAATATGAAGGACAAATACGAGACACGTGCACCAAGTGTAACTGTGTATGTGAATAGTGCTAGCTTCCACTGGGAGAATGGCGACAAGATGACACATTTATCTTTGCGTGAGGCAAGACCTGGTTCTGGAACAACAGTCGATCGCAGCGTTAATGCAAATGACAAGCTGGTCCTTGGAGAAAACGACTGGAATAGCCTATATATTCCTATTCTCCCTAATAATATGTATTTGCAACACCCTGATCAATCAATCACGTCATTTATGCCAAGATATCTTCAATCCTTTATTGAAACCGAACTCAACCTAGGAAAAGTATCGCGTGTAGATTTCATTGATCGGGAGATTGAAAATTCTAATCCAGTAAAGGCCGTGTTTATTCACTTTGAATATTGGAACGACAATGCAAATGTAAGGCATTTGCGCGAGAAGCTGAACACAGATGGTCAATTCAGACAGCGTGGACATTATGATGGTAGAAACATGCATAAGTTCTTAACTCGCAACGATAATGGCGACAAGGTTCCCGGATACTTTGTGTTTAAGATTAATCACAAGCCAATTCCAGAGGTAACCAGTGAATTAAATATGTCTCAGTTGGTGGCAGCTAACAATGTTCTAACTGAAAAGATGGCAGAGCGTGATGAGGAGATTGAGAATTTGAAGGAACAACTCAGAGTGATGCAGGAAAAGTTGGATGGGGTCATGCAAGTTTAATATAAAAATAATACAATCAATAAAAAAACAAATAATAAAAAAACAAACAATAAAAATAAAAAGGGTAATTTTATGTAATTATAAAAAGTTTTTTATGATTACATATGCAGCAGGTGACGTCAATAATTTGTGATTGACATGCGAAGATTTTGAAGCGCATAATTATTGCCAGGCGTTTTGGGTGTATTTTTTATGATATTTTGCGTGCTAGTAATAGCAGTTATGTATTCTGAATTAGCATATTGTTCTCGAATTAGATCACAATATTTCAACATCTTATGCTTGGTATTTTTTCCCGTGGAATTTGAAAAATTTATTGACATGTTATTGTTGATTGCACACCAGTGTACAAAGTCGGATATATGAAAAAGAAGTACAGATTTGATAATGTAATACGACAACACTGGTGTTTCTTCTTTGTAATTGTTCTCTATTACCGTTATATTTTTACTTGTTTTGTCAATGAGTGTTTTGTATGTCAACTTGGAATGAGATAATATCTTGACTGTTTGAAACAAAGAATGCTTTATTTCATTTACTAGCATTTGCTCGGTCTTTTGAACCATCCTTGGTAATTTTGCATTGATATCTTCTATGCCGGTATTGTATCGCATAGTTCTGTATACGGACAACATAATAGTTAATAATTCTGCCCATACTTCGCAATAACTTTCATATACACGTATATCGGACTTTATTGGGAACATGGTAAGCATATCATTATCGAGTTCGGAATTATCATATCTAGAAAAATCTAGTCCCATACAATGAAATGTCTCGTGTATGAATGTTTTGAACCATTCTTCTTGTCGGAATATGTAAATTTCAGTATCTGGTTTGCAAGTCGTAGTAAATGCGGTGTTTACATGTTGCCTTTCGATAACACTACCTTTTCTAGGCAACATCTTCGAAAGAGACGTCATATACAAATATACATTCATTGTTTGAGAACATTGGATAGGTGCATACATAGATGCAACATATAACCACATAAACATCTGTTTTACACACAGTTGCATATAACGTTTTACATTATCCTGTTTATTAGAACAAAGTAAAAATACATTACACGTTCGAGAACGTATTGAGAATGTGTATCTGCGGCCGACGTTAGACATTTTTGCGATCTCTGTTTTTATGCTGGTTGGGCAATATGCATAACTAGTACCCTTTGGTATGCCATTACCATGTATATTCAAAGGAAATGATAAGATTTCTGTTGATGCAAATGCTCTCTCTGCATGTGATATATTAGTGAACAATTGTTGTAGCAGTATATTACTGGAAGATGAGAACAATGGTTTTTTAACATGGGCAAGTTCTGAATTGTCAAAGAGTATATCAGTTAGAGTATTTGTCAATTCGGAATGAGGATGGGACATTTACGTTACTATACAGTAACATCTATATATTGTTTCAATGCATGTTATACCAATCCAGCTGGTCTCTAAATTCATAGAAAATTGAATTTACATTAGTTAAACTACACAGGTTAATATAGAATACAAATCAATGGGAATAAAAAATTTGAATAAATATCTACATGAGAAATGCAGTAAGTCATCCATTAAGAAAATTAATATGAAGAAATTATGTAACAAAACACTGGTAATTGACACTAGCATTTATTTATATCAATTTATTAGCGAAGGTTCTCTACTTGAAAACATGTATTTATTCATATCTATTATGCAGTCATATAACATAACACCTATATTTATATTTGATGGTAAACCTCCACCTGAGAAACGGGAATTGCTAAGACAGCGGTATTTGGAGAAACGAGAGGCATATGAAAAATATTTAAAACTACAAGAAGAAATGAAAAAAGAACATTCTGGTGCGGTTGACAGAATGAGAAAAATGAATGAAATAGAACAATTAAAGCGACAATGCATTCGTATATCCGATGATGATATTAGCAAAGTAAAACGTTTAATGGACGCATATGGGGTCGTATATTATGATGCCCCTGGCGAAGCAGATGATTTATGTGCATATTTCGTAAAGAGTGGCAA